CAGCTGCTGCATCCTTACTCCCAGAACACTATGAAGAGATTATGAACCTTCCGGGTAATCCAACGGGAACCGGTAGAGATGGACGCTTTCAGTACATGCCTGAATCATACGGCCAGACACAACAAAACCGTCTTGCGTATGATGAGTACTACTACCGAGCGTTCCGTAAACAAAAATTACTCGTTGATAAAGAGACCGGTGAGAAGATCGACGTCTCCTTCAAGGACCAACTGGACATCGAACGATTCCTTTTGGAGAATCCTCAAGTAACGATGATCGAACAGAACATCCCAACAGTTCGTCTCTGTATCTTGGTGCAAGATCGTGTTTTCTACGATGGTCCTCAACCAATCGCTGGACTTGATACCTACCCTTTTGTGCCCGTGGTTGGTTTTTACAATGCGATGATGCCCTACTTCTACAACCGTATACAGGGAATTTGTCGTTCCCTTAGAGATCCTCAGCTTCTTTACAACCGTAAGATCATATTGGCAGCAGACCTCGAAGAAAGTGTATTAAATTCAGGTTGGATATTTAAAGAGAACGCAGTCATTGACGTTAAGCATCTGTTCCAGACCGGTCAGGGCCGTATTATACCCCTTAAAGCAGATGCACAAATGACCGATATTCAACAGATACAACCACCGCAGATACCACCATCACACTTTCAGCAGATCGACCTGTTCAGCAAAGAATTAAACATGGTATCCGGTATCAATGAAGAGCTTATGGGTTCTGCTATTGACGATAAAGCCGGTATCTTATCTGCTCTACGCCAAGGGGCTGGGCTTACAACATTACAACCGCTCTTTGATCGATTAGATTTCTCCCAAAACCTTCTTGGTAGCCTCATCCTCAAGATCGTTAAGGGTAACTATGCCCCCGGCAAGGTGCGTAACATGCTTGAAGGACAAGATCCAGCGCCCTTCTTCTATGACAAGGCGTTTGGGGATTACCATTGTATGGTGGAAGCAGGATTTAACACTGAATCACAAAAGCAATTACAATTTGCACAGTTAATGCAACTCCAAGAGCTCCTTGGTCCTGGGGTATTGCCCGCCAAGACGCTTATTGATGCTGCTACATTACAAGATAAACAGAAGCTTATTGATGACATTGAAGCACAACAACAACAACAACAACAAGCGCAACAAGCACAACAACAATCAGAGATGGCTGAACAACAAGCACGTATCCAGCTTTCACAAGCACGTGCAGTTGCTGACCAGGGACTTGGACTTGAACGTGTATCTCGCGTTGAAGAGAACCATGAACTTGCTGTCGAGCGACGTGCTAAAGCCAAATCTGATGAGTCACAGGCTATACTTGATCTGGCCAAGGCGATGCATGAACTTGAGGGTATTGATATAGAGCATATGCACAAACTGGTCAGTATTATGCAGATGATGGCTAAGGCAACAGAACCAGAAAAACCTACGGCATTAAAATCTAGTACGTAGTGTGTTTTCTTATTAACTCTTTTTGGAGGGCCGTTTATGGCAAATGAGTGTTTTGTTACCGAGCATCCTAACTGCGGATGTGGTAGTTCTCTTGATCTCAAGAAGATCTGTGCGCGTTGTCTTGAAGTATGTTGGCAGAAGTCCAAGCAGATCTGGACTGAAGACCTTAACGTTAATACGTTGTGTTCACAAAAGATCCATGCTAAAGCCTCAGAAGCTCAATCGCTTACGGTTGATAACCTCTGTGCTACAGCAGCAAACATAACAGATCTTTGCGTAACCAACTTGCGTGTAAATAACCAAAACCAAGAATTGTGTAACATCAAGAGAGCGTATCTTGCGTTCAATGCTGACTTCAGCTACACCCTTGGTGCTACTATCGATTTTAATGCCACCTTAGATGACCCTTCATCTATGTCTGGTACAAAACCCTGCACGCTTTATCGCACCAACAGCAGGATATTGGGAGTTTAATGTATTTATTAATGCATTTGACCTTTCTGGAGCTGATCTTATAACCGGTATCCCTATTGGTCGTTTGACCGCGTATGTTAACAACGTTGCACGTCAATCATTGTCTGTACCGTTCTTGTCATTTGCTACCGATGTTAAGGCTGCATTAACCTGCGACCTTCTTCTGGCAGTTGGCGATATCGTTACAGCTAAGCTTGATGTGCTGATACAAAGTCCTGTTTCAGGCCTTGTTGCCTATGCAGGGACCATGATGATTCGTGGTGGCCCATTCGCCTCAGTTGCAGAGCCTTCAAGCATGTCTATCATCTTGAAGTCAGGTCTTTGCAATCCTAATGGTGGTGGTGGAACAGTTACTTGCGTTCCATGTGTGCCTGCAACAGTTCCTTGTGAGGTTGTTGTTGGGCCACGTTGTGAGCCTTGCCCAGTTGTTTAAAAAATCAATCCTAACGATGTAGTTAGAGGTTGTCGGGACAGCTTCGCGAGATGGCTGTCCCGTATTTATAAACCTTGTCCGTCTACGCTTTGAGCTATGACGTGACAGTTACTACGAAAGGCCTAATACAATGGCAAAAAGATTTCACGGTACAGATGGCAAGAATGCAATGAAAGAAGGCAGCGGCATGATTCACGATGCTATGTCTAAGCCTTGCAACCTTCCAACAGAAGTTATTGATAAAGTTTGGGGGTTCCAACACCGGCCTGACAGGCGGCATCAAAGACCTCTACGAAGTAGCACAACAACAGATCAAAGGTGATCGTGCTGATCTTAGTCGTCTTACCAAGCCCGGCAAATACTAATGCCAGGCATGATCAGAGGGCATAAGAAGGCAGCCAAGATTGCGTATGACCTCTTAAAAACACCCAAGGATCAACAGCAAAAGACACAACCTAAGCCATCTAAACATCTTCTTGATGAGTGGTTTAGGGACAGTTCAACCGCACAGTAAGGATTAATATGATCCCCTACAAAGATGTCTACAAAGACAAGATGAAAGCCAAAGATCATAAGTGCAAAGGTAAAGGATGCCCAAAATGCCACTAAAAGGAACTGCCAAGCAGAAGGTCAAAAAGAGATGCAACTCTTTAAAGAAGGCAAGCTCCATTCAGGCAGTAAGAAAGGTCCAGTAGTTAAAGACAGGGACCAGGCCATCGCCATTTCTTTGAGTGAAGCAGGTCTGTCTAAAAAAAAGAAACGTAAAAAAAGAGCATAACTCTCATTCTTAGTGTTCCTTTCTACCTTTTTCCCCCTGTCACATACTCTTGTGGCGGGGGATTTTCTTGTATATAGTGATGCAAGGGGAGAAAATCATGAAAAAGATGAGCACGCCATATAATAAAAAACAAACATTTGGATCACAAGTCCTTGAACACCGTGCAAAGAATTTAACCATGGATGATGATGTCATTGAATATCGTCGTGCCATGGAACACGATATCATTGGTATGGTTAACAATGCAGCAACTGCAGCCAAAGTTAACACCCTCTATGCCAACAAAGACTTTTATGTTGTCTTGTTGATACTCAAAGAACGCTTTGCAGATACCCCTAACTTTAAGGTATTTGCCCGTCAGTCATGTCCAACACCAACGTACAAGCAATCAGTGTGGAAATACCACCATCACACGAGCACCATAGAATTCTTATGGTGTATTCCTGATGGGGTACTGTATCATCACATATTGGCCAACCCAAGAAAATATCTAGAAGATAAAGAAACTAACCTTATTGCGCAAACGGTCATCCAGATGGAGACCGGTCAGCTTCTCACCAAGGTTAAAAAAGAGAATGGGGAGAAGATAGACGTAGTCATTAAAAATCATAAAGAAGGAAACCTTGATGGAAGAAAACTTATCATCGCCAGTTGAGACAACCGAAGTTGTTGAACAACCAGTCCAAGAGGTTCAACAACAACAGCCGATGTCTGATAAAGAATACAATATGCGCCAGCTTCGTGAACGAGCAGAGCGAGCAGAGCGAGAACTTGAACAAGCTCGTAGATCTCAACAACCACAACCATCTGAAGAAGATGACCTTGGGGTAGAAGATGATGCATTGCTTGAGGGAAAACAGCTTAAGAAGTATCACAAACAACACAAAGGCAACCAACAGAAGACACAGGCTCAGCTTGATCAGATTACGACAGCGCTTGCAGCACTTCAGCTCAGAACAGATCATCCAGACATTAATACCATCGTAACCGATGAGAACTTGGAGAAACTAGCACGTGTCAAACCTCATATATATCGTTCTATTATGGCTAATCCTGATTTCGTGGATCGCGGAAAGGTAGCTCACGATGCAATATCAACATGGGTTAAACCAGACAAACACATCGAGCAAGATCGAAGACTTGAAGAGAACAAAGCCAAGCCACGAACATCTTCTTCCGTTGGTCCGCAGCAATCCGAGACTCCTCTTACCCGAGTTGGTGATTATGATCGACGAATCTTGTCTAATGCAGACAAAGACCGTATCATGAGAGAAGTTCAGTTAGCAAAGTCCTATAGATAAGCTCTCCAATAAACCTTTATAAGCCTCCTTTTTTAGGGATGAATTGCTTGATTCATCCGACTCTCACCCCCGGTACTCCTCCGGGGGATTTTTTAAACTCAGACCATCTTGTTAAATGGCTTGAGGCAGACTTTAAAGCTAAATACTGGATCTATGTAAAAGATATGTAATACTAAAAGCCTTCATATATACTTCTACCCCCATATGTATCTGAACCTTGCATATGGGGGTTTCTCTATTTATACTCAAGTAGAAATCGCAAAGCGAGATCAAATACAACTAACGTAATCGAGAGTCGTTATCTCAAACTACATTCGACGTACTGCACTTCGTCACTGCATCATCCTGGGCCTGCCCTTCGTAGCTACAAGCACGAAGTGCGCAGAGCGTAGGAGGGACGTACTACAGGTACTTCGTCCTAACCTGCTTACAAAAGCAAACTCCAAATTAGGAGTCACATGATTACAAATCCAGATACATTACCAGCGCCTAAATGGCTTGGGCGCTTTAAATCTTCTCTGATAGACTTGGAACTCGTAGTGGCAATTAGCTAACCGACAACAAGGGGCAAGATTATGAATTGGAATATGGCAAAAGAATATATTGGTCTATCATTTGAAAAACTACCTAATGATTTTCAAGAAGTTTGGGTAGATACAAATCATGGAATTTTTAAAGCAAAATATGATTCATCACAATTTGGAGGTCGATGTGATTATTTTGATATTGAAGCTCCTCCGGTTTGGGGTGGGTATACTGTAAAATCTTGGATGCCATTTTCATCTAATCAGCCTGAACGTAGCAAGCGAGAAGACTTAGATTATTCAAAGAGGATTGAACAACTTGAATATTTTAGAGATATCATAATCGATGAAAGAATATCACTAGGTGAATGGCACAAAGATTATGATGACTGTATTGAGTTATTTAATGAACTTATTGAAGAATCTAAGATGCGGTGCTCTGAACTCCAGAGGAAAACCTGGAGAGGTAGGCTGAGAAGATCTACCCGCCTAGAAATAGGTCATAAAGTAACAGAATGGTCCAACAGACAATGGATGATGTGCTCTTATCGGTAAGGACACCTAACCTTATCATGAAATTAGGAGCACTCACGAAGCGTCTGCCAAGTAAAGGCGGAAGAACTCTTCGTATGGCGAGATATGACCGCTTGCCAACAGCCCGGTTCCCCTAGGACCCAGTGGAGCAACTCCACCAGCTACTCCACTTAACAGAGTAGATATTGATGCAACTATGAGTTTTTACGGTAAACAAATAACTGCCACGTTATATGCCGTAGTAAAATCTGTCCTAATTGACTTGGAAGCCTACACTGCATACGCAGCAGGGTG